CGTCTTTGGAATCTTTTTTGGAACTCGATCAACTTTTTTGAATTTATTAGGTGACAGAGGTGAAAAAGGAGATGCAGGAGATTTTAAACGTCTAGGCGATTTTAAACGTCTAGGCGATTTTAAACGTCTAGGAGGGGTTTTCACACGAACAGGCGATTTAAAACGTTTGCTGTACTTTTTAATGTACTTTTGGCGACCTGTAATCGTAGTCAAATCGTCTTCGTCCGGATCAATCAACATAAAACATTTATTTTTCTTACAGATACAATTTACAGGACAATTTTCACTTTTTCGACATTCAAAAGGTTCTTCGTTTTGAAAATAGATGTAGACTTTATTTTTGTCAAATTTTTTAAGTGGACTTTTAGAAAATAATTTATCTGACATCTTTATTTAAATAAAAAAATAGTTATAAAATGTTACTAGAATTAGTAATGATTGTGAAAAATTCAGGTGAAATTTTACGTAGTTGTCTGAAAAAAAACCGAACTCACATTGATTATTGGACAATCGTTGATACCGGATCAACTGATAATACCCCAGACATTATTAGAGAAGAAATGAAGGGTATTCCTGGCCAATTGCATTTTTGTGAATTTACTACATTCGCAGAAACTCGTAATAAAGCATTCGACCTTTCTCCGAAAAAATGCAAGTACATGATTGTTCTCGATGATAGTTATGAAATTGGTAATCCCGAACAATTGCGTTCTTATCTCCAAAAAACCAATGCAGATGTAATCAGTTTAAAAATAGGGTACCAAACAAACGGGATCTTATCGGATTTGTACCATTCGTTCCGCATTTGCAAAACGTCAGCCAATTTGAGGTACATGTATCGTATACACGAACATCTGAATATTCCAAGTAAAACGAAGCCGGAATTTATCGACGAAAAAAAATTTTATATCATTGATTATTCGGTCGAAGAACATCAACAACGTACGGGAGCTCGTCTCCAAAAAGATATCGAATTGTTATTACTGGATCAAGTAGATTACCCCAAAGAACCTCGCATCGTTTTTTATCTGGCACGAACCGCTTTAAAAATGTGTAAAGTAGATGAAGCACTAAAATACAATAAAAAATTGCTTGAAATGACAAATAACAAGGAGTATACGTTCTTTGCGGAATACCATACGGCCATTGTCAATTACCATAAAACAAATGATACGCAGAAATACGAACTGAAGATGTTGGATATCCAAAAGAGGTACACCGATCGCGCCGAACCGAGTTTTAGGTTGGCGGCATCGCTTTACAAGAATGGAAATCTGAAACAAATTGAAAAAATTCTCAACAATTTAATGAGATGTCCTTTGCCTCAACTTGGAATGACAAATTTGGAGTACGAAATCTACCAATACAGTATACCTTATCTTTACGCAGAAGTTAAATTTAAGCTTGGAAAAGTTGAAGATGGTGTACCCGTATTGAAAAAAATGTTGGAACATTATCCCAACGACCAAAAATTGTTAAACATGAAATATGCCGTATGCGATAATTTGGATAAGGGTAGAACTCGTCTTGCTCCTAAAACGTTGGCTATACATACCGGAAAATTGTCTTTTAGTTGGAATCCGAGTAATGTCAACCAGAAGATTTCCGGATCGGAGATTATGGCCATGAATCTTGCAAAAGAATTCCGAGATTTAGGGTACAGGGTATTTATTTTCGGCTGTTTTGAAGATGAACATAACAATTACCAAAGCACAATTGATGGAATTCAGTACATCGATTCTTCCTACTTTTCGGATTTTTGTTTGACGTACATCATCGACCAGTTAATTGTTAGCAGATTCATTGATTGTTTGGTTTATTACGATAATGTAAAGAGCGTTTATTTGTGGGTACACGATGTTTTGCCACACGGTGACTTGAATTATATGCAATTTCATCAGACAAAATTCAAAGGATTCATTTGTGTTTCCGAATGGCAAAAAGAGTACATTATCAAACATACGGGAATCGATGAAAAATCAATTTATGTCTCTCGAAATGCAATTTACCCAAAGAGATTTAACAAGAATGTTGAACGCACTCCGTACCGATTCATTTTCACAAGCGACCCAATACGCGGACTTGGAAATTTCGTTGACATGATTCCGCTCATCAAAGAAAAGTATCCCTTGTCTACCTTTTACATCTTTGGGAAAATTGACCAAATTAGCACGGAAACAATGACATACTTGAAAACTATGGATTACGTATTTGTATCACCGCGTGTTTCACAGGACCAACTTGCAACTGAATTGCAAAAATCCGACGTTTGGTTGTACCCGTCCGAATTCCTGGAGACGTATTGCATTAGCGCGGTAGAGGCGATGGCGGCTGGTTGTCTGGTTGCAACAGTTGATTTGGCGGCATTGCAAGAAATTGTGGCAGATCGAGGGGTACTGGCTTCGTACGATAAGAAAAATTTATTTGAGGAGTTGTGTCGTGTAATGGATGATCAGAAATTGAAGGACGAAATTATAGAAAGGGGGTACGAATGGGCGATGAAACAGGATTATTACAGTTTGGCATTGGAATGGAAAAAAAAATTGTTTTGAAATCTTTTTTATAATAAATGAGCAAAAAATCGGAATCTAAATCGAAAAAGGTAGCTGTATGCATTTACTATGAAGATGGTAAAAAATACATTTTGACAGGTTCAAATAGTTACTGGATTACAGATGAGAAGAGATACAAGTATCTCCAAAAGGACGAAAAAGTGAAAATTTCTTTAGCAAAAGAAGTGGATATGTTGAGATGGTTCAAAAATGCGTTGGGTGTATTTAACAATTATTTTTCAGATTATTGCAAGAGAGAGAGCAAGAAATTGAAATTCAAAATTCATTACGATGACATTAATTTGAAAGTGGTTGAAAAAGAAAATGAGAATGAAGTGATTGTTTCTACAAATTTCAGAAAGAAACGTGAGGGGGTGGGAAGTTACCGTTCAATCATAAAAGGCGACAAGGAAAATTACGAATCATCTATTGATGCTGTTATCAGAGAAGTGAAAGAAGAGTGTGGATTTTCTGTAGATCCTAGTAAACTTCATTTTTTGTGTAAAGAAAAGTATGACAAGAAATACCATGACATTTTTATTTTAAAAGTCGATAGTGAACAACGAAAGAAAATTGAAGATTTAATAAAAGACAGAGAGAGTAAATTTCACGGAGAATTGTTTGACATGAAGTTTACAGATGTTCAATTGATTACAAAAGAAGGGGGGTTTAATGATATTACGGTTGAATCTAAATTATTCTGAAAAGTTCAATTCTACCATTTCAATTCCATAAAGTTTATCAAATCTTCTGTAGTAAAAAAGTAAGAGTCGCCAAAACGTTCGACATGAACATTATTTTCTGCTAGTAATGGTTTTATTTTTTCTAAATTAATTTCAATCCTTTCAATGGCTGTCTTTTTTTTGCCTTTTTCATGGATATCTTTTTGTGGATCAAAAGATATTTTGTATCCATTTAATTAATAAAATATTAATTAATAAATGTTATTTCATAAATTGTGTAAAGAATACATTGAAATACATAGAGGATTGTTTTATTCATTCGTTGTCATTTCTGCAATTGCTTACATCCTCAAAATTTTGGTAACGCCATTGATTTACTCAAATATCATGGACTTATCAGACGATAATTTCATATCAATTATTAAACAAATTTTTGTATTGTGGTTTATCATTGGCGTAGTTTACATTGTCAAAATCAAACTAGAAAATCAATTATTTCCTGAATTTCTCTCATTTGTTCGCCAACGTCTTCTCCGCCTTTTCCTTGAAAAAAACAAAACTGATTTTAATGAATCCAGCGTATCTTCAGATATCACTCGAATTTTTGAAGTTACCAGATACATGAAAGATATCTTTTATTGGACGACACAATACATCATTCCAATGTTCATACTCTTGTTCTTTATTAACGGCTATTTCCTGTGCAAAATACCGGCTCTCGGATGCATGAATATTTTGTGCAATACCGTCTTTATAAGCTATATAATGTACCAATATCCTAAATTGGTTGAAAAATCGAATCAGCGTGAAACGAGTTACATGGAAATGGTGAAAAAGTTGGATGAAAATTTCAACAATTTATTCAACATCTACATCAATAATCAGCAACAACAAACATTGCTACAAAATGAAAAAATTGAAACCGACTATAAAGATTTGTACAAACTTCAAAATAGTGAAGTAATGTCGTTTACCAATAACATTAAATTGATCAATTATTTTTTTGCATTTATTTGTCTGTATGTCGTCTACAATAGTTACAAAAAAAGAGAAATCACAAAAAAAGAGTTTGTCAATATTCTGCTCATATTCACCTTTTACATTTCAACATTGGAAAATTTATCCGAGGATATTCCGTACTACATCATGACGATGGGTAATATCAAGAACGCTGAACCATTTTTGGACTTTACGACAACACGAAAAACGGAACAACATTTTCCTGTTTTTCAAGGAAATATTAAAATTGATGACATTACTTTCAAGTACAAGGATAAACCAATTTTTGAGAATTTTTCATTGGATATCAAAAAAGGCGACCGAATTGGTATAATTGGAGAAACGGGGAGAGGAAAAACGACGTTAATGAAATTAATTTTGAATTTTTATAAGCCTGAAAAAGGTAACATTTATCTTGATGGAATGAATGTCAATGAGATTGATGCGGATGACGTGAGAAAAAATATCAACTATATTAATCAAAGAACTACGTTGTTTAATGATACAATTCTCAATAATATGAGGTACGGAAATGACTCGAGTGATACAGACGTGATTGACTTTTTGAAAAAGTATGATTTAAAGTACGATTTAAACACAATTGTTGAAAAGAATGGGACCAATATAAGCCTTGGAATGCAAAAAATAATTTTTTTGGTACGCGGTTTATTGAAAAATTGTAACGTTTTTATTCTAGATGAGCCGTTTAGTAGCATTGATCAAAATACAAGAAAAAATGTATTGAGAATGATTGATGAAACGACAAGAGGAAGAACTGTGATTGTGATTACACACGATATAGATGGTTTAAACACGATTTTGGACCGAATTGTTTCCATGTAGGGTTCTTTACGTTTTAGATTAAACTGTATTGTTAAAAAATATTTCCAAAAGGATGGCGTGTGTCATTTATTTTTTCTTGCAACATCTCTAAAGATACTTCTAAACAAGTAACACTTCCATCATTACGAGGCCCATCAAAATCATATACAACAACATTTTTACCATTTTCAACTTTTTTCCAATATAATGAAGGTGCATAATGAAGGTGCATAATGAAGGTGCATAATGAAGGACGAATATGACAAAGTATAATTGTGAATTTACAAATGAATTGGCGATTTTGAATAAACAAATTTAAATCAGTAATGAAAAATCAAATGTTTTCATTCTTTTCATGTTTTAGCAAATCGAAAACGACCGTCATAATCAAAAAATCAATTAAGGATTTTATTCAAAAAGAAAAAAAAGAACAGAAAGTCACATGTAAAGTCGATCTGGAATTAAATTCCCGTATATCTGAATTGGAAGATGTTGTGCGACAACAGAAAGAGTACATTGAAACATTGGACATGGAATGGGAGTACGATTTCAATCTTGAAAAGTCATGGAATAAATTCGTTACAGATTTGAAAAGGGCGGAAGATTTGGAAAAACTTCGAAATTTTATTGATAAACAAACTGACATTTTTTCATTTTATTACATGATTTTTCCGGAAAAGTTCATTTTTTACATTATCACAAAAAAAGCTGTGTTTGTGTATAAAGATGGATCTGTAGAGATTTTGCATACGTTTTGGGAAGATTTGGTAAAACACGGTCCATGTCACATCATATATTCTTACACTTCTTTTCCATTTATTGGAAGTGAATGTAATGTTAAAGAACTTGAAAAGATGTTTGAAAATATTTATTCTATTTTTTAATTTTCTTACCAATAAATGGCAAGTCGAAAGAAAAGTAAACAAAAAAGTCCACGAAAACGTTGTTTTGAGATTCATAATAATGGAGATAGACCTTACAAAGTATGCGTAACCGGAAATAAAGCCGAGATTTTAAAAAGAGATAAAACAGAATACAAGTTGGTAAGAAGCTACAAGATTCTTAAATATTTCATTGGTAAAAGTAAGGGTGACGATTCTTTAAAAAGAGCTGATCATAAAAAAGAGGACGCAAAATATTTTGTTGGAAATACGATACTTTTACAGATTGGAGAAAACGAGTATGTTGTTATCACGGACAAAATCGTAAAGTTCAAAACCGATGAAAAAATCGTCAGATACTATTCGTCTGTAGGCAGAAGCGACGTTCCTTACCCTGTAGCGGAAGGAGAAACCAAAATTTATTTTTTATTATCAGAAGACATGACTTTTGTTCCCAAATCAATGGTTCCCAAAGATGAATTTGGTTACGAATTTGCGTACGAATCTTACTTTCCGTTTGGGGGGTTAGGATTATCAAAATATGCGAAAAGAATATAAGATTTTTATGACACCATAAAAATGATTTATTGCATGATAGATAAATATGCGCATTGAAGATCAACTATTAGTTGTTATCAAAGACAATATTGATAAAGGAAATTTGGAAGGATTGCACGATTTATACAATGAATATGATGAAACAGATTTTGGAAGAGAACTTGCGTGGGATTACATGTTTCAAAAAATGTACATACATGCATCATTGCGAAAGAAAGTCGATATTTTGAAATGGCTTGACGATTTGTATAGTGAGTTTGATCCAATCCAACAAATTGCCATGCGACAAATGTTTAGTTACTCCAGATATCTGCTCCGACAAATCTAAACTCGATCGTATCAAAGAATAAAATGAAGTCTTTGAGTTCATTTTAATTTTAATGCTTGGAGTTAATCTACTCTCCAAATTTCATGACGTATTTTGGAAGTTTGGATTTGTATCCTGGCATATTGTAACACATCCCCATCTCGAATTCCATGTCAGGAATCTTTATTTTCCTATCGTAAAAGTAGTCAACTGCTCCTTCGGCGTGATCTCCGCCAAACGCGCATTTGATGTAGTAGGGAGATTTCACGAAAAAGTGTTGCGCGATATGCACGTCCATCATTTTGGAGATAATTTCCCATGAATTTTGGTCGATTTCCAAGAAATAGTCTGCGTCTCGGTACGTGTCATTTTTTAGGTCAAATACGACACAATTCATGGTACCGTAATTTACGGGTTCGTATGTTTGATGATTGCCCATTTTAAATATTCCAGAAATAAATAAAAAATAATCAATTTTATTGACACGCATTACCATTCTTGCAATACGATTTATTGATACCGAATAATTCACAGAAGAGGTGAATGATGAATCCGGAAAGAAAAAAGGTGAATGAAATGGTGTAGATATCATTATTCTTATTCAGTTTTAGGGTATAAGTTATAATTAAACCAAGAATTACATTTAGAAAACCAAGAATGCATGCTTCGAATAACAATTTTAACATTTATTTAATTAATAATAAATGATTTTTTTATCAAAAACCGAATTGACAAATTTTTTAAAAAGTGATCCTGATAATTATTATTCCACATTCACTGATATCGATTTACATGCTAGGGGAGTATCATCTGTAGACGAATACATCTCGATTTTACCCCAATCTACATCTTCTTTTACACAAAAAGAACAACAACGAATCATTGCATTTGCTTCTGAAATTGATGAAAAATGTAAGACGTTCCATACCGATTGTTTCAACGGAAAAAAAGCGGCAAAAATGTTGTGGATATTTGGATGCGTCAAAGGAGATGTATACGAAGGCGGGTTGCCGCATACAAGAAATGGTGTGATTATATTACAGAGAGATTGTATTGACAGAAAGACGTTGATACATGAAAAAGTCCACGTCTATCAAAAGAAACACGCCAAAGATCGGCGCGCGTACTTGTCAAGATTCAATAAAATGCACAGAAAAGGTGAAATGGATCGCGCGAATCCGGATACGGATCGGTGGATTTATGGCGACCAAAGAAAGACTTACAGGTGCATGTACAGAACAAGTAAACCGAAATCAATTCAAGACGTGATTGGAAAAAATGAGCATCCTTTAGAAGAAATGGCGTATAAAATTTCCAATCTTTTATAAAAATGAAAATATTAATAGAAGCTTAAAGACTAGGAAAAACAATTTTTATTTTATTGGTAAAATAAAAATGGAATGTTCTGTATGTTGCAATACGATGAATCAAACAACACGTCGTAATGTAATGTGTGACTTTTGCGATTACACGGTTTGTTTGGCGTGTACCAAAACGTACATATTGTCAACTGTACATCAGCCGCATTGCATGAGCTGTAGAAAAGAATGGAATTTGGATATGATGAATAAACATTTTCCAAAAACTTTTTTGAGAGAAGAATACAGAAAGATGCGAGAAACCATTTTGTTCGAAGAAGAAAAGACGTTTTTACCTCCTTTACAGGGTGAAGCCGAGCGTATTTTATCTTTAAGAAAGTGTGAGAAAGAACAGGTTGAAATACAAACTCGTATTACAAAAAATCAGCAGAATGAAGATCAAATGGTTCGTGACCAGCGAATAATACATCGTGCATTAGAAACAGAATATGGGAAGGTTTATCAAAAAATTGCTCTTTTGCGTAATAGAAAAACCACGGTTGAAAAAACATTTGTTATGAAATGTGTCATGAATGATTGTCGTGGCTTTTTATCAGACAAGTACGTATGTGGGTTGTGCAATGTGAAAATATGCAAAGATTGTCATTCGCAGATGAATGAGATGCATGAGTGTAATCCAGATGAAGTTGCTACGATTACGGAATTAAAAAGGACGACAAAACCTTGTCCTAAATGCCAGATTCCTATTTACAAGACGGATGGGTGTGACCAGATGTTTTGCATTAGCTGCCATACTGCTTTCTCTTGGCGAACGGGTAATATTGAAGAGGGTGTTATTCATAATCCGCATTATTTCCAGGCATTGCGAGAAGGAAACATAATTGATCCTAGACATAGACAACAAGGAGAATGCGGTCCGATACCACAATATAACATAGTACATTCAATTATTAGAAACGTAGCTTTAAAAGAAAAGAAGATATTAGAGGCTTATTATCAGCAGATTGTTCATCATCGAAATGTGACGTTGATTGATTTGGGTAGATTGGAAGATCAGCATCTTCTCAATTACAATCGAGTTAAGTATTTGACGAATGAATATGATGAGAAAATTTTCAAGCAAAAAATTTTTGTATTGAATCAACGAAATTTGAGAAAAAGGGAGGAGAGACAGATTATGGATTCTTTTGTGGCAATAGGAGAGGAGTTATTTCGTATGCTTACTACTGAAAATTATCAAACGATATTGACTCAATTGTTGACAATGAAAAATGTTACGTATAAAGCGATATCTGATTTGGATTTAAAGTATCAACATGCTGGGTATTTGAGGTCTAGATATTTATTTCATGGTCTTGAATAATTGAATTTATGATTTAAACTGCTATTCATGTTATAAAATGTATGCATTGTTGCAAAGTTTAGGAACTCAATTAAAAATTGCTTTTCATTCAAAGCAAAATAAAAGTCAGATTGAAATTGTATCACCCAAACAGTCTGTAGAACCTGTTCCCGTTGTTCCCGTTGTTCCCGTTGTTCCCGTTGTTCCAGGTGTTCCGGTAGATGCTGTTGTTCCTGTAGTTACCGAAGAGTCTGTTGTTCCAGAAGAGCCAGTTGTTCCAGAAGAGTCTGTTGTTCCAGTAGAGACGGTAGTTCCAGAAGAGTCTGTTGTTCCAGTAGAGACGGTAGTTCCAGAAGAGTCTGTTGTTCCAGTAGAGACGGTAGTTCCAGTAGAGACGGTAGTTCCAGAAGAGTCTGTTGTTCCAGTAGAGACGGTAGTTCCCGAAGAGCCTGTTGTTCCCGAAGAGTCTGTTGTTCCTGTAGTTACAGAAGAACCAGTTGTTCCGGTAGAGCAGGTAGTTCCACTAGAACCGTATTTAGTTAAACCTGACACCACCAACTCTGAAAAAAAGAAAAAGAAAAAAAATTAAACAGATCATTGATTATTTAAAAAAACATTTTTAAATAAAATGTACTATACGGTGATACCATTTTGTTGTCACATCTTACCGTATTGGTTAACCTGTTATTTTTTTTATTTGAAAGATTCAAAATATATCGAATCATGGGAAAAATATAGGAATGCAATTTACCTAAGTTTATTCAATCAATTTTTTGTTGGTTTGCCATTACTTTTTCTTATAAAAGATCAATTGATGATATCAATAAAAAGCGAAGATTCGTGCATTATTCTATTAAAAACAACGTGCATTTTGCAATTGATAAATTTATTTTTTTATGCAACTCACCGACTTTTGCATCTCCCATTCTTGTATCGATACATCCATTCTGTTCACCATGAAATTGTTGAGCCATTTGCCGTTGCGACTTTTTATTCACATCCGGTTGAATATTTGACAAGTAATATGCTATCTTTCTTTTTACCAATCATGATTATTGGAACAAATTACTTCACTTTTATTTTATTGATTATTAGTTCAACTTTATTCAGTACACTATCGCATGTAAAATACAAGTCAATTTTCTTTGAGAATGATCATTTGGTTCACCATCGCTTGTACAAATACAATTACGGTTTTGGTGGATATCTGGACAAATTATTTTTAACCTACAAGTAATCTATAACTTTTTCTAAGAATTTCGAATTAAATTTTTTAAAAATTTAACTTGATATAAAATGGACTTTAGATTCAAATCTGTAAAGAAATCCGTAAAGAAATCCGTAAAGAAATCCGTAAAGAAATCCGTAAAGAAACCTTCCCCAATTAAAAATAAAATGATTTTATTTACCGGTTTTCGTGACGAAAAATTGGAGAGAAGATTACAGTCATCCAATTTAAAGGGTGTCGTAGTCAATCATTTCTCAAACAGAGTATCTTTTGTTGTCACAAAAGACAAAAATACCGTATCCGAAAAAACGATAAAAGCGCTAGAAAAAGGAATTCGTGTCATTACAAAGGAAGAATTGTGTAAAATGCTAAACATAAAATGCTGGTAAAATTGATTTTGTGAAATCATTCTTTTTGAAAATAAAATGTCGCTTGACCAAGAAGAAAATACCGAACAAATCGTCATTGTTTTGAAAGACTCAAAATTGTCGATCAATAAAAATCTGTTTGTTAATAACGTCCTGTTAAATATGGGCAATTCAGACGGATATACACACAAAATCGATATGTGCGTGTCAGATTTTCTTCACATTTTGAACCATCTAATCGGAAAACCAGTCCAAAATAAAAAAGAGTTTTTTGATACTTGCCAGTATCTGGGAGAAATCGAATTACCTATCGTATTGAGCAAAAACAGTCAATTGATCCAAAAATGGGCGTTATCTCCGCGAACTCTTGTTCAATGTGAAGTCGAAAATTTTGTTCTTTCAATTTACACAAAAATGGATGTTGGAATGACATATAAAGACGCACACGCAGAAACTCTTGAACATTACAAATCTGATTCCATGAACCATAAATTGAATGAAAAATCAGGTGGACGAATCATTAAAAAGTTGAACGAATTAGCAATCGAATCGCTATTATTTGCCTTGACTGACGACTTGCTTTCAAGTCACACAGTCAACGACTTTTCTTATCCAGCTCTTTCTAGCCAAAATAAGTGGTGGCGGCCACTTATTCCAAATACCTATTCGATTTCAAACGGGCTCAAGAAATTGGAAAAGAAATTCAAGAATTTTCCTTTTCATTCAAATGTCGGAAATGGATACTGTGTCTGCGCCGGCGGAGGAGTTCTTCGCATGATTGTCAAGGAAGAAGTTACCGCGTATTATAACAGCGACGATGACATTTTTCTGATCACTCGGTCTGAAGAAGAAGCACGAACCATGATTCGTGAAATTCACCGATGGGTTTGTGAACTCGCGCCAAACTTTATCATTACCCGAACCAAAAACGCGGTGACTTTTACAACTACAAAAGGCATATTTCAAGTGATTACGCGGTTGTACCACGACGTCTTGCAATTGCTTAGCGGATTTGATTTGGCACCTTGTTGTTTGGCCTACGATGGAGATACTATTCTTACAATTGATCGGGGGTTGGATTGCATCAAGACCAATAAATTCAACTTGTTATCTTGGAAACAAAGCGAGACAATGGCATGGCGTTGCCGAAAAATGCGGTTACGTCGTTTTGAAATCGCGATTCCAGGTTTGACGCAAGAAGAATTCGATAAAGAACTGAGTATCAAACATTTCAAGAAAACGCTACTTAAACGAATTCTTCACGGAGAAGGAGCGCGTGGCAGTGATTATGACGAAATCCCATTTCATTGTGATTCAATTGACTATATGATTGATAAAATTCGTAGTGGTATCCGATACGGGTACGCAAAACAAGTGCAAGTATTGACAATTGACATTGAAGCTGTTTTTGACACGAATAAAGTGAGACACGATGATGATTTTACGATTGTTTCGGGGACGGAAAAATATTTAACATTTACGACATACATGGCTCATAAACAGACGACTGGTAGTTTTAATCCGACAGCAGAAGAGTTTTTTGAAGGGATCAAGTGGTAATTCAATTATAAAATTGAATTAAAAAATGAATACGAAAAGTAAGAAAATGAAAAGTAATAAAATGGATGTCGAATACGTGGACAAATTTTTTATAATGCAATACAATTTATCTTTCCATGCATTGATGGATTCTATTTCGTTGGGTCAAGATATCGATTTGTGGTCAGAGATACACGAATCGTATTCGAGGATAGTACTCTCACAATACGAAAATTACGAGATTGAAATTGAGAATATTGCAAACCTGATGAATTTTACAAATGAGCAAAAATTCGCTTTGCTCAATAAAACAAACGAAAAATACTTTTTAGATTTATTTTATTTGGTAAAATAAATGTCAGAAGAACAAAAAGAAACAGATACGAGTTCTAGTTCCAGCGTTGAAGAAAACTTAAAGTTTTTATCATGGACTACCTATTTGGAAGATTTGATATCCAATTGGGCGGATAATGCATTAAGTTATTCGTGGCTAAACTTGCACTCGGAAATTAAATACAGAAGACTTAATTACATGTTTACAATTCCTATCGTAATTCTTAGTACGATTGTAGGAACAATTAATGTAGGCATGAACAGTTTATTTCCACAAAATTTAATTCAATATGGCCAAATTGGGACCGGATCCATTGGAATTTTCACGGGAATTTTGGGAACATTACAAAACTTTTTCAAATATGCTCAATTGAGCGAGGCGCATCGAAGTATTGCAATAAGTTGGCATAAATTTTATCGCCATTTAAAAACAGAGTTGGCATTGGAAGCAATGTGTCGAAAACCAGCCGGAGAATTTTTTCGTGCATCAAAAGCCGAAATGGATCGATTATTGGATAGCAGTCCTTACATTCCTTCTGATGTAATCAAAGAATACATTAACAAGAATGAAACGGTTGAATTACCCGAAATTATTGGAAATTTGAAATCAACTGGTGTATTTAGGGGCGGTTTGCGATTAAGTCCCAAACAAGATAATTTTATTAAAATTGTGAGTGAAAAATAAAAAGAGGAAGTAATAAATGTACACAAAAAAGCAATTACTATTAATTGAAAAGATTGACACTTTTTTGTTAAAATTCAAAAAAAAAGTATGTAAGTTTGATAATAAATTAAAGCAATTATTCTGCAAATTTTTCTTTTACAAGGATTTTAAAGTCGGAGAACTATTAGGAAAAGGTATAAACGGAGAAGTTTTTGATGCAGGAATTTTTGAAGGCATACCAATCGTTATCAAACATCCAATTGAATTTGACGAACGAAATATCAATGAGGTGTACATCAATGTTGTTTTAATCAATTCTTTACTTTTGAAATACCCTTTTTTAGAAAACTATCTTGTCCCAACTTATGGAATCTTCATTTGTCCTACCAAAAATAAAAAGTTGAAAAGTCTATGCAAAATTAAAAAAAGTGTGCATCTTGTCCAAAAAAGGATATTTGGAGACACATTGTACAATTTAGAAATGAGCATGTCTTTGAAAACTTTCAAGAAAATCATTTCGGATATATTTGTAGTTCTGTGTATACTCGAAGATAACAATGTCTATCACAAAGATTTACACACTAAAAATATCATAATCGAAAAGGACACGAATCATCCTTACATAATTGACTTTGGATACGCATATGGCGAAATGTCCGGTTTTTATGATGCATTGTCACTTTTCGGACATCAAACAAATAAAGAACTTTCTTCCTACTGTAATTCCATCCTGAAAAAATTGTGCGATGATTTACATATACCTTTTTTTGAGAGTCGAAGAAAATTCAAAAAGTACGACTATTCTCTGAATGATGAAGAGTATAATTCGCTTCATAATAAACTTTCGAAAATTACGTACAAATATATTCAAACGCTAATCTAATTGTTTTGCTAATTCATTCTCAATAATTTTCAATGAATGCAAATTTTCTGTCATTATTTCTATTTCTTTCCTAATTTCTGACAATTTTTTTAATTTTTCTTCACACATTTTTTCGTTTAAACTCTGCAAATTATCATTTACTTTAATTAATCTTTTTGCAAAAGCAATCTCAAGTGAACTTGCCATTTGTTTACATTCATTTCTATTTAAGTAGATTTAATTTTAAATTAAATCTGGTTTACTACGTTCACTTCGTTTACTACGTTATTCACTTCGTTTAGATACATCTCGTAGGTGTAGGTTTGCAACAATAAAACAAGACTTTCGTAGACGAGAGAAATTGTAGTCAATCGATTGTTTCCGTATCGATTGTAGACTAAAGTCATGACATGCTCAAGATCCTGGAAATAAAGAAAAGAGCGAACTGTGTTGGGGTTTCCAACAAATACTTCTTCGGTGTACAAATTAACGATATCCATCAATGCCTCGCAAAACTCATCTTCGTTGGAAATATTGTACTGACTGAACCGACTTTTCATTTCCTGATAATAAAAAGGAGATAAATTTGTGACAAAAGTGGTGGTGGTTTGCATATCCATTTTAATTTTTTTATTTTAGAAATTATAAATTCAATTTTATTTAGTGAATGTCTGTGGCGGAACTGTCGTGTTTTGATTCGTTATGTTTGAGGATATTGGTACCGATATTCCAGGTAAAGTGTACTGTTCAACATAATGTCCCAGATTGACTTGTATGGCGCCTGTTAACGGATTAGTACTTACGTCTGGGTAAATGGTTTTACCTGAATCTAACTGGCGAACAGAGACAGTTACTGGACTTGGATTTTGTTGGTAATCAATGTGTTGCGCCGAGTAGGATACGTCCGTCGTTTGTTGAAGACTGTTTTGTTTAAATCCGGAAATCACGGATGTATTTGAAAAAGTCGGTGCACTGGTATTTACACCATTTAATTTTGAAGCATTTTGTAAGGGATTTAGGTATCCAGAAGTGATATTAACAATTCCAGCTGGTTTGTACATTGTAGAGGAAGAGAAATTACACTTGTTTCCTGAATACATTCCGTATGATCCGTACATTTATTACTATATTTTTTTTTATTGCTATAATAAAATGGAAAAAATGCCAGAACACCAAATGCCAGAAGTCGTCGCTTTTCGTAAAATGATATCGATGAAGCCAATGAAAAAATCGATGAAAAAGTCGATGCCTAAATCGGCCCGCAAATCAGTCCGTAAATCGATGAAGAAGTCGATGAAGAAATCGGCCCGCAAATCAGTCCGTAAATCGATGAAGAAATCGGTGAAGAAGTCGGTGAAGAAATCGGTGAAGAAGTCGGTGAAGAAATCGGTGAAGAAGTCAGTGAAGAAGTCAGTGAAGAAATCGATGCCTAAATCAGCCCGCAAATCTGTGAAGAAATCGATGAAGAAATCGATGCCTAAATCAGCCCGCAAATCTGTGAAGAAATCGATGAAAAAGTCGGTGAAGAAATCGATGAACAAATCTCCAGTAAAGTTGATGAAGTCTCCCGTTCGCAAAATGAAATCTCCCCGTAAATTATCCCACGATATGAAGCCGATGGAGAAAAAATAAAATTGAAATAAACAAAATATTTATTAAACAAAAATAAATATGCAAGTGATTAAACGAGACGGAACGAATGAACTTGTTTCATTCGATAAAATTACGAAACGAATCAGTGATCTATGTACCGGCCTGAAAAATGTCGACTCAATCTTGATCGCAAAAGAAACAATCAACGGAATCTTCAGTGGAATCAAGACAACAGAACTTGATATGTTATCCGCCGACATCTGCGCTACCAAATCACACCATCACCCCGAATACAATCAACTCGGTGGACGTATTTTATCAAGCAATATCGCAAAAACCACAACCGAAGATTACCTCGAAGTCGTATCAAAACTGCACAACGCAGGAGTTATCCCACCCGAATTTCACAAATTCGTTCTTGAAAACCAAAAAGAAATTCAAAGTATGATCGTTTACGACCGCGACTCTCTATTCGACTATTTTTCGATAAAAACGCTTGAACGTTCCTATCTATTCAAAATCAATGATAAAATCGTCGAACGACCCCAACACATGTGGATGCGCGTCTCCATCCAAATCCACTATCACTCCGGATCGCTCGATCTCATCAAAGAAACGTATGATTTGATCAGTCTGCTGTACTTTACACACGCAACACCAACTTTATTCAATTCGGGTACAAAACAACCTCAACTGAGTTCATGTTTCCTTCTATCAAGTGAAGATAATTTGGAGGATATTTTCAAGACGGTTTCGGATATCGCCAAAATATCAAAATGGGCCGGTGGAATCGGACTCTCCCTATCAAATATTCGATCCAAAGGAAGTCGTATTCGAGGCACCAACGGCAAATCCGAAGGAATTATTCCTCTCTGCAAAACACTTGAAATGGTCGGACGATACATTAATCAGGGAGGGAAAAGGCAAGGAAGTATCGCCATTTACATTGAACCATGGCATGCAGACATTTATTCGTTTATTGAATTGCGCAAAAATACGGGAGATGAGAATTTACGCGCACGCGATTTGTTCCTGGCATTATGGGTCCCCGACCTTTTCATGAAAAGGGTCCAAGAAGACGGAGAGTGGAGTTTAATGTGTCCCGATGAATGCGAAGGACTGGTTGATTCGTACGGAGACGATTTTGATGCAAAGTACATCCTCTACGAATCACAAGGAAAACAGAAAAAGAAGGTGAAAGCACGCGATTTGTGGAATCACATCCTTGAAAATCAAATTGAAACTGGAATGCCCTACATTTCCTACAAGGATACAGTCAATAGACGCAACATGCAAAAACAGCTAGGAGTCATTCGAAACTCGAATTTATGTGTCGCTCCTGAAACTCGGATTTTGACAAAGTATGGCTACCTCCCCATCTCCATCCTGAAAGATTCCGATATCGATGTCTGGAACGGAGAATCGTTCACGCGCACCAAAGTAATGAAAACTGGAGAAAATCAAGAATTGATTACAGTCGTATGCTCGAATGGTACAGAGTTGGAATGCACTCCTCAACATACATTTTATGTTCTTGAAAACGACCAGATTGTTAAACGCGAAGCAATCAAACTAAGTGCAGGTGATAGACTGATTGATTGCGATTTTCCAGTGATTCGAAATGGAATCGACATTTCTTTTAAACATTGTGATTTACCGGACGCTGTACCCATGAATTGCAATTTTAAATTTCGAGTGGATTGGATGACAGAAATTTTCGACAAATATGGTTACGTCAATAATGACGGCGTGTGCATTTCTCAGAAAAAAGAATTTTTGGTGAAAACAAAGTATCTCTTGCAAACACTCGGCTGCAATCCATTCTTGGATACATTGGAAATGAAACTAATCCTGGATTGGAACGATATGGAAAAATTGAAAGAGTTTGGAATAAAAACGCACTTTGTATTACCTAAAAGTGAAAAGAAATACGTGAGTATCAAAGGCATCATTCGCACCGGACGTATTTCGGATACGTATTGTTTCACAGAGAAAGTTCGTGGTATGGGCGTATTCAACGGCATTTTAACGGGACAGTGCAATGAAATCGCGCTCGTTTCCAATAAAGACAATATTGCCGTATGCAACCTAGCAAGTATCTGTTTACCTAAATTCGTAGTCGACAAGAAATTTGATTTCGAGAAATTGGAATACGTGTCTGGAATCATCTGCCGCAATTTAAACAATGTAATTGACGTCAATTTTTACCCGACACCGGAAACAAAGAAAACGAATGTGGAAAATCGTCCGATTGGGATCGGGGTGCAGGGTTTGGCGGATGTGTATTGTATGTTGTCGCTGCCTTTTGGGTCCGACGAAGCACGTGAATTGAATAAGCGCATCTTTGAAACCATTTATTACGGATCGGTCAAGATGAGCATTCTATTGGCGAAAAAGGACGGTCCTTACCTAACTTACAAAGACTCCCCTCATTCACAAGGAATGTTGCAATTTGATATGTGCGATTCCGACTTGAAAATGGATTGGAAGAGTCTAAAAGAATATATGAAAAAATACGGTATCCGCAACAGTTTATTGACCGCGCTGATGCCCACCGCGTCTACGAGCCAAATCATGTGTAACAATGAATGTTTTGAACCGTACACGAGCAACATTTACCTACGCAAGACTTTAGCGGGCGAATTCACGGTTGTCAATCGTCATTTGATTCAAGATTTAATTGAACTGGGAATTTGGAACCAGAAAGTCTACGAGGAGATTTTGTATGACAATGGGAGTGTCCAAAAAATTAATAGCGTCCCAGAACATATCAAACAAGTTTACAAAACAGCATTTGAACTAAAAATGACAGATATGTTGAAACAAGCAGTTGAAAGGGCTCCATTTGTTGACCATATGCAAAGCATGAACTTATTCATGTCAAAACCAGATTTCAATTTATTGAATAGCAGCCATTTTTACAGCTGGAAAAATGGATTAAAAACGGGAATGTATTACCTGCGGACACAACCTGCTTCAGATGCAGTAAAGTTTGGGTTGGATCCAACCGCGATTTTAAGGATCAAAGACGACCGAAAGGAAAAGTTAAAAGAGGCGGGAGTGGTAGACGGAGTTTGTCCACGAGATCCGTATCTGAGAAGCATTTGTGAAAGTTGTTCGGCTTAATTTAAATTTTATTGATTTAAATTGAAAAAATAGGAAGGCTACAACTGTTGAATTGTTTATTGTACATCAATAAACAATTCATTATTTCTAATTCAAATTTAAATAATTAAACATCTATTAAAGACTATTCTTTATCTTTTATGGAAGATGAATATGT